ACTGGGGATGATGATACTGATGGAAATATAGATGATAATAAAGATAAAGCTCCTAAAGCTCCTAGTAAGCCAACTCCACCAAGTAAGCCCGGTATAGCTAAGATAACAGAAAAGCAAATAGATGAGATACACAACTTAGCATTTTTAGCTAGCAAGGAAATATCTACTATCGAATCTATAATGAAAAAACCTCTAAAAGATTTTACATTTGATCAGGGTAATCAATGGATAGATAAGTTGAATAAGATTATAGATGGATTAAAAGAGCCAGTTAAAACTCCAGAGGATAAGCCTATAGAAGAGCCAAAAGAAGAAAAAGCAATAGAGGGAGAAGTAATTGATACTCCTAAAGAAAAAGAATTATCGAGAGGGGGACAGATAATAAAAGACGAACTCTCAAAACAGGGTAAGGGAAATATAATTAAATAATTAAAAGGAAATAAACAAAATGAATAAAGTATTTTTAATCGGAAGACTAACAAAAGATCCAGAAATAAGGACAACTTCAAGCGGAACAAATGTCGCAACCACAAGCCTAGCCACTAATAAGAAGTGGACTGATCAACAAGGAAATAAACAAGAGAAAGCAGAATTTCATAATCTTGTTGCATGGAAAGGCCTAGCAGATTTATTGTCTAAGTATTGCCATAAAGGAGATAAGCTATTTGTAGAGGGAGAAATACAGTCTAGGAGTTGGGATGATAAAAATGGAAATAAAAAGTATATAACAGAAATCCTTGTTAGTAGCGTTCAATTTATGGGTAGTCCATCAGGCAATAAGCAAGAAAGACAAGATAATGTTCAAGACGAAGAAGAGGAAATAAATATAGAGGACATTCCATTTTAATACAATATTTATTTAATAAAATAAACCACCATGACAAAAAAACAAACTAATCTAGATGACACATTTCTTACAGATATGAAATTAAGATTTATGTCTAAAGATATCGAATCTCTAGATGAAAAGATAACAGAAATTAGAAAGAGGTTATCTAGTCTAGAAAAATATCTAGAAATATCTTATATCAAAGAAGAGAGAGTTTTTGAGGGGTATAAAAAGACAAACGAGATATTAAAAGATATAAAAAGTGCAGAGAAGTCTCAAGAGAAAAGCAACGGAAAGCTTAACATATTAAAAGCTAAAATGGGGATTAAATAACAAACTAAATATATGGCAAACTATCAGGAAAAATGTGAGCATTGCGGAAATATAACAACTGCATACGCTCACAAACTAAATAAGCCGTTAGTTTCAGCCCTAAGAGCCTTAGTAGATTTTTATGAGATAAATAAGACGGCATGTAATTTACAAAAGAATTTAGATTTAACAAAGAATCAATATAACAACTTTCAAAAATTACAGTATTTTTTCTTAGTCAGACATACTAAAGACGGATGGTATCCTACTCCAGATGGTATAAAGTTCATATATTCAGAAATACCATGTTTAGATATGGCAATGACTCTAGGAAGACAGATATTGAATACAAGTCATGTAGCGTGGAAATATAAGAGACAGCCTAGACTTATATTTATCAAGAGCATTGATGAGTGTTCATGGAAAAAGAGAGAAGAATATCAAGACGAAAAAAGGAATACGTTATTTGATAATTAACAAAGTAATACCCGTTAAGGACAGTAGCAAGCTATAATCTTGCTAACTCGTCTATTTTGGGTTATTATATAAAAGCTCCTCTATTTTATGCCCGATCAAATATTCTAGCCTTGTCTAGCCTTGTGCGGGATAAAGATTTAGCATATTATGGAGGAGCTAAATAAGTATATGATAAAACAATTAAAGCCGGTTAATAAGATAGACGAAAAGATAGGAACAGGAACTCTTACTAAAATAATAATACAATTATTTAATCGTCTAGTAGACAACCATAATGAATTATTGTCTTTTGTGAATGAGATAGCTGTAATTGTAGGAGAAGATGGAGAATTGGACGAAGATAAAAAAGATTCTAATAGCAAAAAAGATTAAATATTTTTGCTATTTTTTTATAAATGTGATATAATTATATTACAAAATACAAAAAAACCATTAAAAAAATAAAAATATGGGCATAAACTTTTCAAAATTGTTCAAAAATAGTAAAAAAGAGAAAGAAAAAGACTTAGAGATAAGAATATCATCATTTTTAGATGGATATCAAAGACTTACAATGAATACTGGTATCAAGATGATAGGAACATTTCAAAACATAAATGGAGATGCAACAAAAGCTCAGATAGTTTTAAGAGTTCAGGACTGGAAAGAAGAAAGAGATAATTTAGTCAAGGCACAAAAAGAATCAGAAATATCTTCAGAGAAAGAAATATCTGAGGAAAAGGCCGAAGAAATCATAAAGGCCAGTGAGGGAGAACAAGAAGATGCCAAATAAACTAAACAAAACAAAAGTCTCTATATGGAAAAATATAATGGATATAAGAGATCATATCCAGAAAGACTTTAAAATGGAAAAGCTATCATATTTCTTCCCAATGATAATAACAGGGGATGGAAACTTTGTAAGTATATGCACGGATTTATTTATAATATTCTATGGGACAAAATCAAAAAAGAAGATTTTGTCTTTTTATATTAAAACGGCTGATGAGGACGGAAAGAAAGAATCTGACAATGCAAGAGTGGCCATAAATGAATTAGACAAGACTATTCAAAAGATGATTAAAAAGAATGAAAGGAAAAACAAAGCATAATTTATAATTAAAATTATGCTATGTGTTATAAAAAGGCTAAGTTAAAATGGCCAGAAGATGGCTTGCGTATAGGAAATTATTTAACAAGAAAAGACTATAGATCAAAGAATAAATGGCTCTGGTCTATGGGAAAACACTCAAGATATTATAAGATTCAGTCTAGAAAAGCATTCAGAAGATTTAAAGGAGAGGTTATAAGTGGAGGATTTTATAAAAAAACTTATGATTATTGGTGGAAAATAGTTTAAATTATAATTAAGATGATAGAAAAGAAATTTAAAGATAAATATAAGGGTAAAGTAAAGCCTTTCAAGTTGGGGATAATACTTCCGAAAGCACACAAATCTGATTTAATAGCCATGAAGATAGTAGAAAATGAGATTCTTAAAGAATCTAAAAAATATTCTATGTTAGCAGATAGCTATTGTTATCACGTTTTACTCGTAGATAAAAAGGGATTTACTAACAGCAAAGATATATGCATGGATAGAGGAATAGTTAGTTTTATAGAATATATTACTCCAATAGGAATGAAAAATATAAAATTTTATCTTGATAAGATAATAGAAAACAAGGTTTTAATTTATAAGGAAAAAGACGATAGGATAAAAGTAAAAAAATAATATGAGAAATAAACCAAAGGTTAAAAAATCTAATAAAAGGTCTATAAGGAAACCAAAGGTTAAAAAATCTGAAAATGGTAGGCCAACTTTGTATAGTAAAAATATAATATTATTAGTAGATGAGTATTTAGAATTATGTAAAGATCAAGAGGAAGTTCAAATAGTTGGCTTGTCTGCTAAAGGAACGGAATTATATAAAAATAAGTTAAAAGTAAATCTTCCAACTGTGGAGGGTTTTGCAATTTATATAAGAGTGAGTAAAAGCACTGTGTATGAATGGAGAGCAAAATACAAAGAGTTTTCGGACGCTTTAGAAAGGATAAGTATCGAACAGCAAAAAAGATTATTAAACAATGGACTTTCTGGAGATTATAATCCCACTATTGCTAAATTAGTTTTATCTGCTAATCATGGAATGAATGAGAAGACGGAACAGGATCTAAATGTAAAGGGTGGAGTAGTATATTTACCGGCAAAAGAATTATTAAATAATCAGACGGCACAAAAAGAAGATGGAACAGCAACAAGAGATAATCTGGAAACCAACTCCAAAGCAAACTGAGGCTTTATTGAGAACAGAATTTGAAATATTATTTGGCGGAGCTAGAGGAGGAGGAAAGACTGATGCAGGTCAAGCATGGCTTTTGTATGATATAAACCATCCAAGATATAGAGCTTTAGTTATCAGAAAGAACTCAAACGATTTACACGACTGGGTATCTAGAGCAAAGATAATGTTTAGAGGAACTGGAGCAGACTTCATTCAAAACTCTATTAAATTCCCTAAGGGAGGAAATATAATCTTAGGTCATTTAAAGGATGAGAATGCTTATGAAAAATATCAGGGTCATGAATATCCTAAAATACTTATTGAAGAATTAGAACATATACCATCAGAACAGTTATATTTAAAGCTTATATCATCTTGTCGTAGCACAGCTGATGGGTTAATCCCTCAGGTATTTGCAACAGCTAATCCCGGAGGAAAAGGCCATAATTGGATTAAAAAGAGATGGAATTTATCAGGAATACCAAATAAGCCAGTTATAACAGATGATGAGACTACAGGAAGAAAAAGAGTATTTATTCCATCTAGGGTAGATGATAATCCATATCTTATGGAGAAAGATCCGACATATATTAAATTTCTTGATGGACTACCAGATGGACTAAGGGAATATTGGAGGCTAGGTAGTTGGGATGAATACGAAATAAAAGGAGCTTTCTATACTGCAATGATTAAGCAAATGAGAGCAGAACAGAGAATAACATTGACTCCTTATGATCCGGCATTGTTAGTCCATACAGTATGGGACTTAGGCGTAGATGATGCAATGTCAATAGGATTCTTCCAGAGAACAAAAGGAGTATTGAGAATGATAGATTATATTGAGGACTCAGGACAAGGACTCCCATATTACATAAAGTTATTAAAAGAAAAACCATATATCTACGGAAAACACTTTGCTCCTCATGATATTAAACAAAGAGAATTATCGACTGGAAAGACTAGACAAGAGACAGCAAAAGAATTGGGTATAGAATTTATAAACGTTCCAAAAGTTGGCTTTGATGATGGTATAGAAAGAACAAGACTGTTATTCTCAAGACTGATAATAGATTCAAAGTTAGAAGAATTTATCAATGCTATAAGTCAATACAGGAGAGAATGGGACGAAATATTATTAAAATATAGTGATAAAGCGGTGCATGACTGGACTTCTCATGGAGCGGACATGTTAAGATATACAGCTTTAGTTGAAGATCAGATGACAAACGAGAAAGAGGGAGACCACTTTAGACAAGAACAGCAAATATTACACTCTCTTCCAAAAAGAATTGGGGAAGAAAGAAGTGATTTAAAAATAGATTTAGGAAATGAAGACGGCACAGAAACATATCGGGAAGAGCCATTATATCCCGGTATGATGCAATAATTAAAACAAAAAGCCGTTATGAAACAAACAGAATTATTAAAAAAAATAAACCTTGATGAGGGAGAATTACTAGAACTTATTGATCAATGTTGTAATGAAAGAGACCACGCTATCAAGGTAAAACAAACCAGAGTTAAAGACTGGCAAGAAAACGAAGACTTATATTATTTGAGAAAACAGCCCGTATTGCCAAACATGAGTAATTATCTATTGCCGATAATGCCCGGATTTATAGATACTCTTTTATCTAAAACAGATGATATTCCTATGTTGTCTTTTTCTCCACAAGAAACAGCAGACATAAACAATGCTAAGAAAGCTGAGAAAGCATGGGAGTTTGATTCTAGCCCAGATAGGGGAGACTGGGCATTTAAAGATATCTTAACTAAAAAGATGAACTCTATATATGGCAGATCAATGTCATATATTTATGCGACTAAAGTAGGTGGAGTATATTTACATCATTATGAGCTTGTTGATATATATGACTCATTGATAGATCCATCAGCAGGTGGGGTTGATGAAGAGAAAGCAGATTATATCGGAATTGATAATATAGTTAGAAGTGAATATTCTTTTGATAATAAAAAAATATACATTGAAGAAAATGTAAAAAAGATATTTGAGGGGATATCTAGAGACACAATAGTAGAGAACTCCGGAGAGAATCAAGAGAAATTAAATCGTAGAGAGAGTCTAGGAGTTGATTCATCTCAATATTTAAAGTCAGAGAAAACAACAGAGTTTACTTTACTATGCACAACGTATAAGGGAAACAGATATTATGTATTATTTAGTCATAAAGATAAGATTCCTGTAAGAGTTGAAAAGCTTGTAGACATGTTCCCGATAATAAATCCATATACTGGAAAACCTTATTGGCCTTTTGCTACATGGGCAATATATCCAGATCCTTTTGAGTTTTATTCTCCATCTCCTGCAGATAGACTAAGAGATATCATTAAGTCTCAGAGCGTATTGATAAATCAGGAAATAGATAATAGAAACTATCAGAATTATGGAATGATAGGATATGATACATCAGTCATTAAGAATCCGGCACTTATCACTCCACGTCCTCGTGGACTTGTTCCTATGGACTTGAAAGGCAAGAGAGCGGATAATGCTATATTCCAATTTAGATATAATCTATTTAGCAATACAGAATCTTTATTTAATGTTTTAGGAAATATAAACGCAAAGGAATCAGGAATAACTCCAGAGGCTCAAGGAATGAGTGATAAAGATAAAAAGGTAGGAATATACGAGGGAGATGTCGCTAGCGTAGCTGATAGAATGGGATTATTAAATAAATCTTATAAGAGATATTATGAGAAGTTGGGTAAGCTATGGCTTAACAATTTAGTATCTAACTATACAAACAAGACAGCTATTACAATATTTGGAGAGGATGCAATATCTTCTGTAGAATTGAAGAGAAAAGATGTAAACGAATTTAGTAAATTAGGTGTTATAATTAAGTCAGGAAGTGTAGAGGCAAAAGCAAAGGAAATGTTAAATCAGTCTATATCTAAAGTTATAGCAGAGGGAATTAACTTTGATTTTGTGAACAAGAAAGAAACATATAAGATTATTCTAGAGACAGCAGGTGCAAGCAAAGAACAGATAGAAAAGATTATGGATGTATCAGGAAATAGCCATGCAGACTCAATAATATCCGCAAGTCAAGATAATCAAAATATTATATCCGGAAAGGGTGCTACTCCAAATAAAAGTGCTAATAACATCCATTTAAACCACCACTTGAAGTTTATTGATGAGAATAGGGAATATCTATCAGATGAGCAATTAGATGCCTTATATGAGCATATAAAGCTTGAAATACCTATATCCATAAAGAACTTCGCATTCCAAGCTAAAATGCTACAGATAACTAATCAACCTAATATAAATCAAAATGAAAATACATTACCTAATGGAGAAAGTGTTGAGCAAATACCAGAAAACGCAGGACTCAACAACCAAGTCAACAATTGAGAGTTTACAAAGATACATTCAAGAACTGGTAAATAATAAGGAGATATCAGATTCATCAGCAGGTAAGTTTATAATAAAGAACTTTAGAGAACAACTAGTCCAATTATTTTTACTCATATTGAGTGATGATGTATCAGAAGAAGATAAGATCAAGTATATTGCTAAAGCTAACGCCTTAGTAAGTATAGTTGATAATATAATGGTGTCTGAGACTAAGATTCAAACAATAGAAACAACTCTTATTACATTATTGGGAGAAGATTATAATCCAGAATCAGAAGAAGAAAAAGCGATAGAAAACGAAGATAGTATTAACTAATTAACATAATAAAAAAATTATGCCAAGAAGAACAGCAACTAAGCCTGTTGATACATCAAAAGAAACAGGACTTAAAGAAGAAAAAGAATTAAAATCTACAGAAGAATCTGTAGAAAAAGAAACTCCGGAAGTTCCGGAAGATGCTCAAAAAGAAGAGCCAAAAGAAGATAAAAAAGAAGAAAAGTCAAATGGTAAGTTTGGTGTTTACACAAAACTATCTATGGACGAAATAGGCCAGACAATTGGTGGCGATCTTGTTCAAGAATTTGATACAAGAGAAGAGGCAGAAGAGCTTGTAGAGAAATCAAGACAAGCAACAGGACTAGACAGATGGGAAATTAAATAGTATTCGTAATAGAATATTTGCTTTAATTATTTATCTGTGATATAATTATATTGTGAAAGGTTTTATTACTAGTTTGTTAACAATATATAAGACGGCTTCCTTGAAGATATAGAGCTTTGTTTTCAATGTGAGCCGTCCATTGAGAATAATAAAGGTCTCCTTATTTTTAAGGAGGCCTTTTTATATAACAAAATTATGGGAAAACTAATAAGATACATAAAAGATGCAGTTGATACAGGAAAAATGAAAATAGATACTGCAAAACAAAACAAACAAACATCTAGAATGCAAGAGCAACTAGGAATTTCTAAAGCTCTAAAAAGATATTCTGATAAATATGGAGAAGAGATGACTCCATCTAGAAGAAGAGACGCATTTCAAGGCGGACTATTAGATAAAAAGCAAAGAGATTATGAAAACATGAGAAAAGAAGAAATATCAAAGGCAAAGCAAATAGGTAAAACTAAATAAAATTAGCTCTATATTAGGGCTTTTTATAATAATTAACCATATTACGTATGGAAGATACAAACAAAAACCAAATCATTGAGGATGATTTAGGAGATGAAATCGGCCAACAAGGAGAATACAAAGGCGAAGATAACGCCGAAGATAAAGACTTGGAGGACGATAAGGGGGGCGACGATTCTAAAAAGGAATCTGAAGAAGAAGACGAAGACGAAGACTCAGAAGATGAGGACAAGTCTGAAGATGATCCGGATGATGACTTTGAGGAAGACGAGCGAAAGCCAAAATATGTTCGTTTAAAAAAGCATCTTAAGACCGAGAAAAAGCTAAGAGAGGCTCAAGACGAAGTCAAGAGACTCACTGATAAATTATCTGAGAAAGAAGAGCAAAAGCTCATGGACTCTATTCCAGAAATGGACGAAGAGGAATTAAAAGACTTAGCAGGCGAATTTGGTGTTGATCCAAAGAATGCTAAGGCCTTTGCAGATAAGATATTAAAAAGCGGTGTTAAAGTTGCTTTAGATATAATGGACGCTAAATATGGCAAGAAGATACAGCAAATTGACAATTCTATAACAATGCAAAAGCAAGCTGAATTTTTTGAGAAAGATTTTCAAAAGAATTTAGTTGAGACTTTTACAGAAAAAGAAGATATATCATTTGCGAAAAAACACAAAGAAAGAATTAAAACTCTTGCTTTTTCGGAAGACTATGTCAAAAAACCACTATCATACATTTTCAATGTAGTTAAAAGTGAAGAAAAGAATAGAGCGAAGTCTGGAGCGGATGGCTATTCACACAACAAGTCTGATAAAGACAAAGGAAGATATGGCGAAGATCCAACAGACGAGCAAATTCTTAACATGGGAATTGAAGAGGCTGATAAGTATTTTGAAGACAAGAAAAAGAAAAAGAAAGGGTTAATCTAAAAGATTAACAATTAACACAAAAACAAAATGGCTAATTCATTAACAGCCCTAAATAAAGCGATATGGGCTAAAAAAATGCAAATAGTTCGTTATAAAGAGCTAGTTGCAATGGCCATCACAAACAATGAATTGAGAGATTCATTGAAAGATGGAGACACAGCACATAGACCATATAGATCGCCTATATCAGGTCAAACCTACACAAAAGGAACAGATGTTTCATTACAAGATGTTTCTGCTACAGATGAGACATTAGTTGTTAATACAGCTAAAGTAGCTCCTTTTTATGTAGATTCAGTAGATGAAATTCAGAACTCTTTTGATACAGAAATGGACTTTAGAGATGATGCAATGCAAGCTCTAAACCAGATCGTAGATGCAGATATTTTAGCTGAGTATGCAAACGCTACTACAGACATGTATGCAGCTACAATTGGAGAAGTCGGAGCAACAACTCCTATCTCAGTTAGAACAGATAACATCAATAAGATATTCTCAAAGGCTAACACAATTTTAACAAACAAAAATGTTAAACTTGGAAAGAGATTTATAGTTATTTCTCCTACAATGCTTGAAACATTACAACTATATCTATCTAACAAAGACACTCAATTCGGTGATGAAGTTGGAAATAATGGATTCGTTGGAAAAAGATTTGGATTTAAGATTTTCTTATCTACAAACCTAACATCTCAAGCAGTATGGACTCCTGCAAATAATCCATCAGATGCACAAACAATTGGTATCAATGGAAGAACAATTACATTTAAAACGACTTTATCAGGTGCAGAAGATGAGGTTAAAATTGGTGCAGCCACAGCTAATACTATTGATAATCTAGTAGATTATCTAAATGGAGTAGCAGCAGGTGCAAATTGGTCAGCACAAAGTGCAGCTACAAAAGCAGCATTTAATGGTGGAATGACGGCAACAGATGGAACAACATATCTTTCTATTGTATTTAAAGGAGCTGGAGAAATGGCTCTTGCAACTTCAGATACTGCTGATCCATGGTCATCAACAATAATGCATGCTTTAGCCGGAGAATTGGGAGCAATTGATTTAGTAATGCAAAGATTCCCACAAGTTGAGTTCAGAAAACCACAACTTAAATTGGGTCTTAATGTATTGCCTTGGATGTTATATGGAAAGAAAACATTTAACAACCAAAAAGATGCTCTTATCGACATCAACATTGATTTAAGCACATTAGCTTAAACATAACTTAATAGGTAAGTGGTGGGGGTATAATGCCCCCGCCCTCCTAATAGAAAGGACAAAAATATGAAAATATTTAATAGGAGTGTAAAAATAAGTGGTAAAGGATGTAAACTTGGATTTAATGATAGAGCAACTGGGACAGATACATCTCAGGCTATTACATTAAATTCAGTATCAGGAGTAATAAGATCTTCTACAACAAACTTAGCAGCAGCAACTAGTCAGGCCATTACAATGACAAATCAATTTGTAAAGGCTAATTCTATTATATTGGCAAACGTTGAAACCGCAGGTGCAAACGGTGCTCCAGTATTAGAAGAGATAACTTGCTCTGCAGGTAAAGCAGTGTTTAAAGTAAGAAATGTTCACGCATCACAAGCATTAAACGCAGCTTACACAATTAAATTTTTAATCATTGATCTTGATTAAATACTTTGAGGGGACGACTCGTCGTCCTCTTTATAGTGTTTAATCAAATAAACTTATAAATTAAAAAACAAAAACTATGAGAGATACAAATCATAAAAGAATATTGAATAAAAACATAGGAACATTTGCAACATTATTGACTGGGGCTTTAGGAACTACAACTCCGGCAACGTGGGCTGCAATAACAAATGGTAGTTTTAGATTAACAATTGATGGAACAGCTAGAAACATTGATGCCATTAACTTTACGGGAGATGCAACAATGGAAGATGTTGCCGCAACTATTCAGGCAGCAATAAGAGCTATTACAAGCGGGAGCGAAGTTGTCTCATTTGATTCAGCAACTAATAAGATAACAATTACATCAGGAATAAGTGGAACAAGCTCACAGGTATCAGTATTGTCTACATCTACAGGAACAGTTGGAACAGACATTTCAGGAGCAAGTTATCTAAATGGTGCTACTGGAGTAGGAGTAGCAACAGCGGGTATCGGAGGATATTCAGAAGTATTCCCATGTAAAGACTACGAAGATATAGTTATAGCTTTCTCATCCACTGGAACAGGATCATCAAAGGCTAGAGTATTAGGAGCAATTGTTAAAGATATTGATGATGTAAATTTTCAAGCAGCAAAAAGCGATTCAAATGTATGGAATTATGTTCACTTAACACCTATAGACACTCAGGCAGGAGTTGTCGGATCTACCGGGCTTGCTAATACAAACTCAGATGTAAAGATAGCTGAGCTTGATATGAATGGATTATCATTCGTATGTGTAGAAATATACGAATTAACAGGTGGAGTAGAAACATCAATTGATATTACTGGATTTTCAAGATCAACAAAATAATATTAACTTATAAAAGTCATGTCTAGATTTAAAAGGTCTTATTATCAAGACACAAATACAGATAAAAAAGACAAATTGCCTAAAGAAGATAGAGTAAACTCTATAAAAATAGAGATAGAGAAACAGACGAACATTTTAAATGAGTTATTGTCAAGAATTAAAGTCTCAAAAAATGAAATTATTGAGACTAAGAAGAAAGAGGATTCTATAAAAGAGTCCATCTTTTCTTTGGAACAAGAAATAAAAAGATATGAAAAAGAATTAAAGTCTCTAAATAGTAAAAAACTTGACATAATAAATAAAAATAATCAAGATATAGAGCTTTATAAGGCCGATATAGAAGAAAAAAAGCGTTTACTTGATATAGATGTCATAGAAACTCAAAAAATAATAGACAGTAATAACAACGAAATAAATAATTTGTCAAGTTTAATATCAGACAAGACAAAAGAATTATCTGATTTAGAAGAAAAGCTAAAACCTCTTAATATTTCTATAAATAAATTAACAGAAGAGAAAGATTTTCTTGTTAAGGTTATAGAAGATTATAACCTAGATGTTGAAAAACTAAAGAAGTCTATCTTTAATCTAAAAAATGACAAGGAAAATTTAATAAAAGAGATAGACGTCTTACAAAAAACAAGAGAAGAGAACGTAATTGCTACAAGCGAATCAAATAAAATCATATCTGAGTTAAGAAATATTATATCAGTCCTTAAAAAAGAAGAAGAACAATTAGAAATTATATTATCTGACAAGAAAAAACAGATAGCGTCAATAGATGAAAGAGAAAGAATAGTAAACGTAAAGACTATATCCCTTGAAGAAAAAGCAAAAAGAATGGGATATACATTAGATCAAATATAATTATAAAATAATGTTAAATACTACAGAAGTCCAAATAAGAAATATATTAGGGGACAAAATAAATCCAGCTAGAGAGGAAACTCTTATTGAGATAAAAAACTCTATTGTCATTCCAAAAAATATTACAACGGCAGACGGATTAACTGTTGGAACTGCAAGAGTTTCAATACCATTTTCAAATGGTAAAGGAACTATTGTATTGCAAAGTATGGCAGGTAATACAGCTCCAATATATATAGGTAAAGATGATGTTTATGCATCAGGCAATAAATCACTTATACGACTTGATATTGGGCAATCGATATCATTTTCTTACGATACTGCTGATGTTGGATTGTATGCTATATCTTCAAATTTAAATCAGTCATTAAGATATACTATACTTCCAGACGGATTTACACCTGTAAATTTTGGAAGTAGCAATAATGATATGATACCGATATTAAGTTCAATATCAGCTATTGCCGGTAATATATCAGACGCTTATACAAAATCTGAAATTGTTCAAGATTCAAGTTTAGTAAGAATTGGTGGCGTAGATTATCCAAGAGATAATGAAAAAACAGGACATCATAAAGAAAGAATATATAAAAATCAAAGAAGTGATAGTTATAATGTTGGTGGAGATCATTATGCAGCAACTGCGATAGATATAAATAATGGTGGCGGAGTATTGAGTATAGATTTAGCAAGAAAACATTTTGACCAAGATAAAAGAACTATATGTGGATTAGATTTTAGTTATAGAAGCGCATTAAAAGTTTCAGAGTCAGGAGTTATTGAAATTACTATATGGGGTTGGGACGATGAAGAAAGAACATATCAAATGATACATTGTCCAGTAAATATTTTCGTAAGTCCTGAGTTAGGATTTATGACATATAACTATACAGCAAAAATAAAAGAAACAGTTTTAGATTGGAATAGAGATGATAGTAGGTTTGGGTATGTTCTTTTTAGAGATGTTTATGGAACATTAACAGCACCTGATTTAGAATTCTTTTGCTCACTAATAGATTATCAATTTAAATAAAAATATATGGAAATAAAAAAATGTTCTTTGTGTGAGAGTTTAAATCCACTAAGAAAAATAATAACAAAAGAAAAGGTAGATAGTAATTATAGAACTGTTATTGATATTGAAATTAAAAGATTTAAAAGAGAAATGGTAGATGATGTTCAGTATGAAAGTAAAGTTCCAGAAAGATTAGAATTATGTGAGAATTGTTTAGATGCAATTTTAAATGATGAATATTTTAATTTAATAAATAATCAATAATATTTATGATAAAAACAAACATAAAAGTATTACAAACATCCGTTCCTAATTCTCAGGAACTTAGTTTAAGTATTAAGGGTGCTTTATTAACAATAACAACAATGTTGGCTCTTTTAGGATATAAAGACGTTGTTGATGTCAACACTACAACAGAGCTATTTGTAAACGTTATATTAGAGATATTCGCAATTGTAAATGCCGGAATAACATTATTTGGACTATTGAGAAGAATATATTATTGGGCTATTGATCTAATAAATAAGTTTAAGAAATAGGAGGAATAATCACATGGGAGGAAATAAACAATATTCCAAAGAAGAATTAGAAGATAAAACAACAATACAACTCATGAAAAGAGACATAGAAGAAATAAAAAATAAGTTAGAAAGGTTGCCTAAAGAGATTATTGATAGGTTTCTTTTAGAGGCCGAAATAATAAAGCAAAGAACTTTAGAAGAGGCTAGAGCCGAAGACGATAAGAGATATGCAATAAAGAAGACAGAAGAGTTATTGAATGACAAAGTATTTCAAGCTAAGGTTTGTAATGTAATAGAGGTAAAGACTGGTAAATGGTTTTGGAAAAATGTATTAACTCAGATATTCACATCATTGATGGTGGCCGGAATAACAACATTTTTAGTATTAAAAAACATTTTGAAATAAAGGGAGGTTAAAATGGAATGGACTTTTTGTCCTTTGTGTGGATGTGAGCTTGTTTCTGTTCCATCCATTCGGGCTAAAGCATATTTCTGCGAGCACTGTGATGAAATATACTTTGAGCGTAGCATAACGACTGAGTGCGATATATGTCGTATTCAGATGAATGTATCTTATGAGTTTGTATCTTTTGCAGAATATAAGCACATAGTAATTGAAGAAACTTGTATATCTTGCCTTATGGAGGAATCGTGAAAGATAGTAAACTCACTAGACATCATGTAATTCCTAGATCAAGAAATGGAATTACAGAAAGAAATAATATAGTGATGATAACTCACTGGGAGCACGACAAGTATCATCAACTATTCCAGAACAGAATACCGGAAGAAATATTGCATTATCTAGTAAATACTTTCTGGGGAGGAAATATAAATTTCATAGAAAGATATCTAGAGGAGACAAGAAATGAAGATTAAGTTTGTGCTGATAAAGCCGTCTTTATGCGTTAAGTGCAAGAAAACTATATTGCATGAATATGGAATTGATTTAGAAACAAAGAGTGAATACAAGCAGTGTATCAGATGTAATACGCTTACCAAAATAAGCAAAGAAGAATAGCATTTGGTAGTGTTGCTTGAATAACTACCAATTTTGGGGAGATAGGATAATTTGGCAGTCCGCCGGAATCGATCACGGAGGTGCAAGTTCAAATCTTGCAATTCCCACTATAATAATAAAAAAATATATGGAAAAAGTAATTATAAACAATGAATTGTTCGGAACGGGTTGTCTTGATAAAGAAAGAATTATTGATGAGACAAAACCTATTTCATATTCAGGCGTTCCTTTTGACTGGGAAACTGGATTTAATATTCAGTTGCTTTTAGGTTTTAGAGCTACTTGTAAGAATCAAGAAGAGTTTTTCGGATGGCGTGGACGTGAGGGATGGGGAATAGAAAGATATAGAGAAATAAAAAAAATTGTTAAGGATAATAACATTCCATATTTTATTATACCGCCAAATAATCAAGGAGCATCAAGCTCATGCACTGGTCATGGACTAGCAAAATATCTGACAATATTAAATTATATTGAGACTGGAATCTGGACTGAGATATCTCCTAAAGATATTTATGCTTATATTTCTTTAGGTAGACACAAGGGAGGATATTTATATGATGCTCTTAATCTAGCAATTACTAGAGGAGTAGGAACAGAAGAACTTGTAGCTAGTATGGTTAAATATGATGCAGGAGGACAACAAGCAATACGTCCTATGACAGAAGATGAATATCTTGTTAAGCCAGAAGAAACAGAAGAATTAAAAGCAGTAAGGACTGCATTAAAAGGACTAAAATTTAGTCAGGTAGTTGGATCAGGACAAGAGTTGATGGATAACATGGCTTGGTCTATCTTAATGAATTTTGGTGCATATTTTAGCGTATTAGGCTCTAATAACGGAAGTTGGGGAAGTGAATATCCTCAGCCACCAGAAAAATATACTTGGGGTCATGCACTATATGCAGGAATAGCAGAACTAGACAAAGACGGAAAAGAGTTTATAGGAAACTTAAACAGTTGGGGGAATGGAGTAGGAAACAATGGATGGCAAAAATTAAAACTTAATTATTTTATAAAATCCGTCAGTGGAGTTTGGGGATACACTGATAAGGATAATAAATCAAACATTATGTCAAACAAAAATGTAAAAATAATAAAAGACGAAAATAGTTCAGCAGTTGGAATATGGTTGCCGGCTTTATCTCCAGAGGCATTAAAAAGTCTATGTATGAATTTTGGAATTGAGATACCATATAAAACAGATGGAAGTATAGACTGGCAAAAATGGATAGATGGAAAATTAACACTATATAGATGACAGTAATTATTTGTAAAAAGTGTGGAAATAGGTTCTATACAAGACCGGCAAGGATAAAGGTTGGCAAAGGGAAGTTTTGTTCTAAAGCGTGTTATCACGAATATTCAATAGGTAAAAAACATACAGAAGAACATAGAAGAAATATAAGTATAGCATTAAAAGGAAGAAGACAGACTATTAAGGAAAGGGTAAATAAATCTATATCGATGAAAAATAGAGATTGGGGAATATTAAAAACCCCAGAAAAAGAATTATTTAGAAAAAGTATAGAAATGAGATTGTGGAGAGAGTCCGTATTTGCTAGAGATAATTATACGTGTCAAAAATGTGGGGTAAGAGGAGATAAAATAAATGCACATCATATAGAAAATTTCTCCGAAAACCCCAGTTTAAGAACTGCTATAGACAATGGGATAACACTATGTATCAATTGTCATATCAGATTCCATAAAATATTTGGAAAAAAGACAAACATAAAACACTGTATAAAATGGAAATTAAAATAATTAAATATTAAATAAAAATTTTATGTCGGGACAAGAATTATTCGATCTATTTAAAGACTTAGTTGATGATGATTCATTTAACGAAACAAGTTTTTATATATTGCTAAACTCAGCTTGTGCAATAGTAGAGACATCAAGAGAGTGGGAGTTTTTAAAAGACGATCAAACATATACGATAACTGGAAATTATAGTGTTGAATACACCCTCCCAACTAACTTTTTAATGCCATTACAATTTAACTGTTTATATGTAAATAGAACTCCATATACAATGGTCCGTCCAGAGAGATGGGAAGAGTTTTATGATAGATCCGGATATTTCACAATAAAAAATAACAAGTTAAGAATATCGGGGAGTGGGCTTAATGGTCAGTCGGTTTTATTTAATTATGTTGGTAGCACTACGGAAATAGATTCTAGTGGAACTGTTGCTTGGCCAGACTCAAGATTCCATCCAATATTAGCATATAAGGCTGCAATATTATTTTTATATGCTGATGGAGTAGAGCCATCAAGAGACAAAGCTCCTCAATGGTATGGAGAATATTTAGCATTATTAAGTGCAATGGAGAATCAAGATTCAAATCTTAAACAAGCTTATCAAAATACTTATAACGATTAAATATGGGTTATAGAAATAAAAATTTTATCAAAGGGTTAATAACTTCAGTAGAAAAAGATTCTGCTCCTGTTGGATCTGCGGTATATTCAAAAAACTGGTTATTCAAAGGAGATAAAATTGAGACAATAAAAGGAAGATACCTCGTCGGGTCTGAAGTCTCAGGCTCTGGAAAAGTAAGGTCTTTATTTGTTGGCAAAAAATCCAATGGAACAGAGGTATTGTTTACTACTAGAAGAGGATATTTAGAATACTATGATGAGTTAACAATGGACTTTATAAGAGTAAAGAATGAGTCCGGAGTTGATATAACACTTCAAGATGTTGAGGGTAGTTTTTCAAATTATTTTAATATAGTGGGAGCTTTTACATATTATAATGATCCTTTAAATGGAATGTATAAGATAATATCTGCTAATCCAATGAATGCTAAAAGCATATATAATTCTGCTAAAAATCATAAAGGTTTTATATCTATATTAAACAATGCCTGTTTTCTTTGGGCAAAGCCAGAAGATAAAACGGGGCAATATAGAAGTTATATTGATAAAAGAAATCAGACTACAGTTGCAAGCGAATCTTTCGGGACTGGAGACGGGACAACTAAAACGTTTAATCACACAATTGTTAACGGACAACTATTCGCATTATCTATTACAGATGGAGTAGAAACGTTCAAAGATAATTATGATGGAACTTTAACTGGTAGTGCGGGTGGTAGCGGAGTTGTAAATTACTTAACTGGAGCATGTTCAATAACATTTAATGTAGCTCCTTTAAATTTAGCAGCTATTACATGCTCGTATCAATACGAAGATCCAACAAATAATGGTATAGCAGACTTTACATATTCTACCCCACGTCAAGCCGCTCAGGGAAATTTCTTGAGACATGATGGTGGTGGAGATCCAATAATGAGAGTTTGCACATATAATGAATATGAATATTCCTTTAAACAAAAATCAATTTATAGAACTCAATATTCTACAGATGACTTAACTGCTACAAATAAAATATTCAGAGAGGGTGTAGGAATACCTAGTTATAAGTCTTTGATAGAACAGCCGGATGGAGTTTATTTTATAAACACAGCGGGAGAAAAGCCAATATTTATGATGCTTAGAATATCTAATTATTCTTCAGAAGTCGTGCCAATGGATATATCTTCTAAATATCTAGATTTAACTGATTATGACTTTTCTGATGGTGTCTGCGGTGCTTTTGAAGATTATGTATTATTTTCAGGAAGAAAGCCCGGATCTACATCAAATGACATTATATTTATTTATGACAAAACATTGAAGAATTATACTACCCTAGATAGAGAGGCATCATGCTTTGCAATTTATAATGGGGTATTGCTAGCGGGAGATAGTGCTACAAATAATGTTTATGAAATAATGACTGGATATGATGATAATGGTTTTGATTATGAATGTGAGATAGAACTCAATAATGATGATATGGGAATGGCTAATTTGAAAAAATCTAAAGTTTTAAATTTTGAGGGAGAAATAAGTATTGATCAGAATATTGAAGTATATGCTGCTTATGATGACGATAACTTTGAGCTTATAGATAATATATCTGGTCGTGGAGATTATGTAGATTCCGGTAGCTCATATACTTTGGGAGATAGAACTATAGGAAGAGGAACTATAGGTGGTGTTCAGACAACTTCTGTATATCATTATTTCAAAACAATAAAATTAAGAAGTCCAAAGTTTTTGAAAGTCCAACTAAAATTTAAGACTACAGGATCTGGATACGCATCTATATCTTTATACGATTTTCAAAAAGTATATACATTTAGAGAAAAAGCTCCAAGAAAATATCAATAATTTTAATTATTAAATAAAAATAAAAATATGAAGATAACAGCCCTATTCGAAACGACTCTTGCAGCAAGCATATCTGCTACAGCTACAAGTGCAACATTAACATACGGAAAAGATAAGCTAGGGAATGACTTATCTGGAGAGTATGGATTTATAATTGACGAGGGAACAAATAAAGAAGAGTTTATAATTGCTGATGTTTCTGGAACAGCATTAACAGATATGCAAAGAGGAATATCTCCTAGTGATGGCAGAACAGAAGTATCGGCACTTAAATTTGCTCATAGAAAAGGTGCTAGTGTAAAGATTACAGACTTCCCAATTTTAGGATTATTAACAGATTATCTAACCGGAGTTATTCCATTGCCAGCAGTTCCAAAATTAGATCCATCAAGAGTAATATCAGATCCTAATCATATAATTGACAAGGCTTATGGAGATGCAATTGGTGTAGCCGGTATTACAGGATTCTTAGTCCAAAATGGAACTGGAAAACAGATAAATATAAATGCCGGAACTTATATAAAAAATGGAGAAATATTAACTTATGCCGGTGCAAGTGGAGTTGCGGTATCTACTGGAAATAATTATGTTGAATTTAAAGATGGTGCTATAAGCATAAATCAGACTGGATTTACAAACGATTCTTATTCTTTAGCTTTAGTAGTATGTAATGCATCTACAATAACAAGTAATACAGATAAAAGAAGTTTTATAAACATTACAGATTTAAGAGCTAATACAAACGGAACTCTTTTAACTGGAGCTGTAATAGCTGGAATGAGAGTTCATACGGGATGGACTGGAATTACGAATGGTAGTTTTAGAGCAACAATAGATGGTGTTGCATGGAACTTTGATGCAATAAATTTCTCAACGGCAGCATCTATGACTGATGTTGCAACTTTGATTCAAACAAAGATAAGAGCGATAACTGGTGCAACGGAAACTGTATCGTATGATGCTGCTACATATAAATTTACAATAACATCTTCAACAACTGGAACAGAAAGTCAGGTATCAGTATTATCTACTTCAACTGGAACTGTTGGCACTGATATAAGTGGAGCTAACTATTTGAATGGAGCAAGTGGAACGGCAACTCAAGGAACTGGAAACTTTATTGATAGAGATTCTTTAGGATTATTTGCAAAGATAGGTCAAGGATTAAAAATTATAGATGGATATTTACTTGTAAAATTAAAAAATCTTGGTGGTGTATTGAATGGTGCAGACGGACTTTATGTAGATGATACAATTTTTGCAAAAATAGCAAATGTGTTAGGAATAACAACTACAAGTGCTAATGATTATTTAGCAGGAGAAACAATTGGAATAGGAAAAACTTTTTATAAAAATTTATCCGCAGACAACAATGTTGATGTAGTATCTGCAGATTGTGGAACTGGAACTGGATATGATTTACAACTTAGCACCTCTGAATGGTATGCTATGAGAATTGATAACACAACTTCTCCTATAAAAATATTAGGATTAGATTTAACGGTTTCTGCGACAAGTTTTTCTGCTGGTAATTTATTAGTAGAATTAAGACGAGGAGATATAACAAATATAGCAGGTAGCACTGTTGTAGCATCAAAAACACATGCAATAGGAACATCAGGTGCAAAAGTATTGAATTTTGATACTCCATATATTGCAGACTTATCATTAAATAATTACTTTTTTACATTATGTCCTATAAGTGGAGTATTCAAAGTATTAACAAGATATTCAGATCCAACGGGACACGGATATTTATATTATAAATCTACAAATTCAGGTGGAAGTTGGGCAGAGCAAGGTGCGGGATATTATCAAGGTACATATAATGTAAATTGCACAACTCTTGGCCAAAATTATTGCTATTTAGGAACGACAACTGCATGGGACGGAATATGTCAAGCAAATACAGCTAAAAATACAACATTTACAGGAATAACAACTGGAGTAAGTCCTCTTTCAGGTGCAACACTTGGTGCAATGAATTATAGTAATGGTAGTGGTGGAATAACACCAACTCGTGATGGAACAAAAGTATCAGTAGGAATTGGAATTGAAACAAATAAAATTTTAATTGTAAAAGGAATGGTTTAACCTTTTTATACACTGCCTATTTTTTAGGCAGTAATAAGCAGATTAAATAATTTATAAAATAAAATTACAAAAATATGGCAACACAAAGACAAGTATTCAGATACCTTAATCCTAGCACAGGGATTCAAGATATTTACGAAGGCGGTTCAGGTAGAAAAATAGGTTCTACTGAATGGGGTAGGGACTGGTCGGGAAGATCTGATGTTCAAGACTTAGGCGTAAGGTCTGATTTATATAATCAGTATTATCCATCTACTCCGCCCACTAATCCTAGTGGATCTTCTAGTAATACAGATACAACTAGAACTACTCCAACAGGAATTACTCTTAGATACTCAATGAGTGGCCTAGATAGTGTTCCTAATATAGATACTTTAGACGAAGAATCTATAAGGGAAAGGACTAGGAAAGAAATTGAAGAGCAAATAAAGGCAATTGATTTAGCATATTCTGGAATATTATCTCAAGCAAGAGTTGAGGGAGAAAATAGAATGGGACAAACAAGAGCCATATCTTCAAGGTCTGGAACAATGGATACTCCAATGGGAGAGGCACAAAAGGCAACTACAGAGGGATATAATAGAAATATTATAAGCTCAATTGAATCTGAAAGAGAGGCTAAAAAGTCTGCTTTATATACAAAGTCAAATCAAAGAGCAAATGACATGATAGAGGCTAAGAGACTAGAAATATCAGGCCAAAAAGAAAAAGCAAATGAATATCTATCTAAGATAAGAGAAAGTGCTAAATCAGATGCAATAACATTCTTCAAGGCGGGTGGAAAGATAACGGACTTGTCTGATGAGGAATATGCAAATTTATTAAATGAATCCGGAATGACTCCAACAGAACTATCTGCTTATGCAAAATCCGCAGGTAAGGTTAGCTATGATTATAAAGTAATGTCTAATGGAAATATCTTAATTACTGGAGATGATGGAAGTATGAAAGTTGATACATCTTATCAGATACCAAAAGATAAAGAATTGAAACAACTTGACGACGGAACGACTCTTGTATTTGATCCATCAACTGGAAGTTATACAAATATAGGAAACTATGCAAAGCCAAAATCAAGCAGTGGTGGTAGCACATCAACTGGAGAAGATAAAGAAACAAAGGCATTTTATGATGATATTGCAAATATGTCTGACGATTTGGCTAATGGAAAAAAGAATTGGGGACAAGCTTTTAACTATATTAAGTCAAGATATGGTGCTCCAGATGACATTATAGACAATTTACTGGGTAAGGATACTTGGTCTGCTCCCGGAGCTTATGAAACAATACAGGAAAGAAGAAAAAAATCTAGCGGTGGAAGTGGAAATAGTGGATCTTTGTTAGAGTGGATAAAAAAGTAGTATAATAAAAATATAATATAAAATACTATGGCAATAAACTGGGATAAACTTCGTGGAAACATGAATTCGTCTGGAGGATCTTCAAATTTCAAATCAAAAATAAATTTTGATAAAATGAGAAGTAATCTTGGGATAGACAAAAAGAAAACTGTTCCTCAAGAAATAACAACAGAAGATCCAAACATAAATCCACTAGATAAAAAATTCTTTGATAAATCTGCACAAGATAATTATAATTCTCTTATTAAGTTAGGATTAACTCCAGAGCAGGCAATGAATGGTGCTAAGTCTTCTTATGGTCAGATAACTCCAATGAAAACAATAAAAATGCCAAAAACTGGAGGAACTGCAAAGGCAGAGAGCTACTATGGAAAAGAGGGAATGAAATCAGAAAGAAAAGAATTTAGTCAAGACGAATACGAATCCTTTGCACAAAGAGATGATATAAAAAGAAAAAATATATTCGGAATATTAAAAACGGAGCTAGATCATTTAGCTCCTATATCTATTGGTGGAACAAATGAGCCATCAAACTTAAAAACTACAAAAGCAGATACAGGAATATTGGGACTTAAAAAACCTTTTATAAAATCTAGCAAACTCCCAGACGAAGAGAGACAAGGGGGTCTTTTGGTATTTGAAAAAAAAGTTATTGATGCCTATCAAAATGGAGAATTAAATCAATGGCAAGCACTAGAATTGCTTGATAAACAAAAATCTATTAGAGATAATAAACCATCTTCAAAAGATATATGGTCAAGAGCTATAAATTTAGCGGGTAAAGAAGTAAAAAACAATATACCAAAGGTTTTATCTGGTGCAGAAAAAGGATATGATAAGGCTACAGAATACGCAGGGAAAGCAGGCTCTTATATAATCGGTGCTATGGCGGCCGCATCTAATTTTGTTTTAGGGGGAACATTAGAATATGCAAGAACTGGAGATAAAAAACAAGCTCTTGAATATGCAAAAAATTCCTCAAAAGATGCTTATAATTTTGGTGCTAGTATTGGAGAGGGTGGGACAACATTATTCCCTAAAGCATTAAAGACTACAGTAAAAGTAATTGGAAACGTTCCGGCCGTAGTATCTGGTAAAGAAGAAAAATTCTTAGATTATGTCGCAGACGAATTTATAAATCAATATCATTCAGCAGAACAATTTACAGGTAAAAAGGCTACTCCTATAAGTAAGGATCAGGCTAGGAATTATTTAACCACCGGAAACTTTGAGGGGGATGTAAATAAGACAGATAAATCTGAGATAGCTAAAGCTTGGTATGCCTCACTTTTAAATACAGGTTTAGACATGTATGCAATTGCATCTTTGGCAACTGCTAATTTAAGCTCTAAGGCATCTAAGAATCCAGAGTTTAAAGTAAAAAAATTTGGCGTAGTAGATTTTGAAAATGGAGTAAAAACTACAATTACAAAAGAGACGGGAGTGCAAACATCTAAGATTCCAAAAATTCCCGGAAAAGGACAAATACAAGCAATAGAGGCAGAGCCATCTTTCAAAACAAAACTTGGTATGCCTATTCAAGATATTGGCAAAAAATTAAGAATAGCTAAAAGCGGAGAGGCATTGCCATCTGGAGAAGTTCCAAAAATAGAATCTCCAATAACTCCGGGGACAGATATTGTTCCAAAAAATATAGACTGGAATATAGTTAGATCTACTAACGGCATAACTCCTACTCCATCTGTAAGTCCATCTGTGGCTTCTTCTGCTATCGCAGGAGCTACACAAACTGCAAAGATGAATAAAGTATCGTCTGAGACTAAGAAAACCTCTGTAATCCCAAAAACAAGCGATATAGAGCCACTCATAAACGTAGCAAAAGAGTCTGAGTCATTATCAGAATATACAAATAAGGCTATTCAGATTATGAAAGAGAATCCAGAAATAGAGACAGCTATAAATAATCTAGGAGTTGAAATGATGAAAGAGAATCCAGAGGCGGACTTTACTCTTGCACTTGCATCTGTTTATAGAAAGATTAAGTCAGAGAGTGCCACTAAAAAATATGATAGAACTTTAAACCTACAAGACGAAGATGACGTAGAATACTTAAAAAGAATATTCGGGAATGACTCTGTAGAAGATATGAAAAACGGAATATATAAATATGGCTCTAAAGAAGACAAGGCGTATATAGAAAAGATAGCAAATAGAAATATAATAGATGAGCCTATATCAGAAAAACCGATAAAAACTACTCCAGTAAAATTAGATTCGTATAATATATATCATGGAACATCTGCAGATGTTTTACCAATTATTAAAAAAGAGGGATTCAAGTTTGGATCAGAACTACCAGAAGATGCGTTTAGAAGTGGAGGATATGGACGACTACAAGATAGTATAAGTTTTAGTATGAATCCAAAGATAGCATCAAGATTTACTGGAACTTCTAATACCGGAGGACTTTTAGAGGCTAAAATAAATAGTGATGCTAATATCGTCAAAATAGACGGAATAGAATATGCAGAAGAATTAAACGACATTATACCAAAGTTATTGAAAGATGGCGTAGATGCAGTATATATTGGAGGCGGAGAAGAAGAATTGGTAGTAATAAATCCAAAAGTAATTTCATTAACTGGAAAAGAAGAAACATTTAAAGTTATAGATGGAATATCAAAAGATATTTGGAATAAAAACGCTGAAATAAAAGAATGGCAAGACATTCAAGAATTGGATGCACAAATAAGAAAAATAGAGTCTCCAGATAAGAATAAAAAAAATGATATGTGGTCTATTGATATTGGATTAACAGAAAGTCTGGGAGAAAATGGAGACATAATTACAAGATTTTATAATAACAAGCCAACTATTGAAGAGATTAAAAATGATATTATAGAAGAATATAAATCTATAAAAAAAGAAATAAATAAACCAATGGCGGGTGGTGTTGTTGCTAAATCTGGAAGAGACGAAAACATAGAAAAAGCTATAGATAATGTGCTAAATAATATAAAGACATCAGATAAAAAAATACAAAAAGAAATTGTTAAGAAGACCATAAAAGAGTCTTCAAAAACAATAAAAGAATCAAAAGAGGTTGCAGAAAAAATCACAAAGTCTAGAGTGTCTAGTGCTATATCTTCTAAAAAATCTATTAAAAAAACCACTCCAAAAAAACCTAAAAAGGATTTATCTATACCAGAAATAGTAAAAAAGATGTCTCCTAAAAATAAGACACTACCAATATTAAATGAGTTTTTAGTAAAAGATGGAAAGCTTATAACAACAGATTTAGAGGTGGGGTTATCATTAAAAACAGACATGAAAGATGGTATTTATAAGACTATAGGAAATGATATTTTACCGGGAGAATATCCAGCAGAAGACTTCCCAGAATTACCAGAAATAAAAGAGTCAAAAGTATACAGTATAAATTCTGAGGAGATGTCCGATATATTTAAAAAAGCATCATCATTCATAGACTCTAAAGATTATGCTAGACCAGAAATAACAGGGGTAAGCATGCAAACATCAGATGGAATGTTGACTTTAGTAGGAACTGATAGCTACAGATTATTTATGAAAAAAATACCTATAAAATCAAATATAGAATCAAATATAATAATACATAATCCAAAAAAGGTTTCTCAATTATTAGGAACAATAGGAGATAAAATAGATCTAAGTTTTAATGATGATTTAATAAAATTGTCTGGGGATAAGGGAGACATAATAGTAAAGAGAATAATAGGAACATATCCAGATTTCAAACAAATAATACCAAAATATACAACTGGATATTCTTTTGATAAAAGCGAGATGACAAAGGCATTAAAAGACCTAGCTCCATATTATAAAGACACTCCAACAAAACAGGTTCAAGTAGAATTATCAGATAATAATATTAAACTATCTGTATCAAAGGGAGAAATAGAAAAATCTATAAATGTAAAAGCTAAAAAAACTAATGTAAATACTAAGCCAGAAGTTGTAAATGATGGATCTCTAATTATGCAAATAAAACAGGAAGAGGGATTATTTTATAATGCAAATTATCTATTAGATGCTTTAAACACAATAGATGCAGACAAGGCATCCATGTATTTTGCTGAAGAAGATTTCAGGCCATTATTTATGAGTGAAGATTTAAAACTAAATACAGATAAGGCATCCACAAAGTCTCCATCAGGGGGATCTAGACACGCATCCTATGATCAATTTTCTGATATAGCAATTAACTCAAAGACTGGAGATATACCAAATAAAATAACTAATATACAAATGCCAGAGATGTTAAAACTTGCTAACGAATTATTGGCAACCGCAGGCAATAGTAAAGTATTTCTAAGAAAATATGCTAGATCGTTTGGTATGTTTTATGGAGAAAAAGGAGATCCTAGAATAGGACTTAATCCATCTATATTTAGAAATCCTAATCAAGTAGCAAAAACACTAGCACACGAGGTAGGACACTTAATAGATTATCTTCCGGATAAAGTGATGAAAGGAAAGTTAATAAGCAAACTTCTTGTCATAAGAGATATAAGAAAAGGAATACTAGGTGCTGAAGAAGATATTGCGAATAGAAAGAAAGTATTATCTAGGATAAGAAGATATGAAAAATTACAGGATAGGGGAGAGTTAACAGATAAACAAACTGAAAAATATAATCAAGCATTGTCAGAATATGACGAAATAAATAACAGACTTATTTTTGAAAAAGACTTTAGAAAAGAATTAGAGGATTTAAGTTTTTGGTATAGGCCACTTCCAGAGACGGGAGCATCTCCATCACACATGGCATATAGAAAATCGTCTCCAGAATTATATGCAGACTTTATATCTGTATTGTTTAATAATCCGGAAATATTACCAGAAAGAACTCCTTTATTCTATGATAAATTTTTTAAATATTTAGATAGAAAGCCAGAAGTTAAGAAGAAATATTTTGATTTAATGGACTTTTTAACAGGACAAACAGATAATATTTTAGAGGCTAGAGGACAAGACATTGATCAGATGTTTAAAGATGGAGAGGCACTACATAGAGCAAAGGCTGAGATAGCTAAGAATCAAAGAAAGTCTCTCTGGTATCATATTCAATATGCTTTTTATGATAAAAACATTGAATTATTGAAGAAAGAAAAAGAACTTATAAATAGAAAAGAAAAAGCGGGTATAGTAATGAATCCAGAAGATAAAGTATCTTATATGCTTGAAGAAAATAACTTCTTGGGAAATGAGGTTAAAGCAATTTTAGAAAAATTTAATCCTATAAGAGAGACATATTTATCTAAAGGTTTAACAGACGAAGACATGGGAAAGATGTTATTCTTGAAAAGAGTTTTAGGAGACAGATCAGGGCTTGCTAATCCTCTAGGACAGAATCCAGAGACAGCACAAGCACAACTAGATTATATGAGAAAACAGATAGGGCTAGAAAAATATTCTGTTTTAGAAAGGGCAGTGGATGAATTTCAAAAAATATATAAAGAAGAAGTTTTAGAGCCCGCTAGAGATTTAATAAAAGAAGACACATATAATAAGATAATGAATGAAGAAAGCGTTTATGGAACATACGCTACTCTTAAACATATTTTAGATGGATATGTATCTTCAAGTATTCTTCATCAAGTAGGAACTCTAGACACAATTGCTAATCCATTAACATCAACTCTTATAAAAGCTATTGTAATGAGAAAGGCCGCTAGACTTAACGAAACTAGAAGATTCGTTGCTAATTGGCTAGTGGAAAACTTCCCAGATGATGTTCAAAAAGCAAAGGTAAACTATAAAACTGGATATGTAAAAGATATTCCATTTAAGAGTGTATTAAAATATAAAGTGGCGGGTAAACCTTACGCATATTATGTAGATCCATATATTGAAAAATCCTTATCTAATCAGACTACAGAATTTAATGAGGTATTTAGAAAAACTATCGGAGTGCTAAATAGATATTATTTCAAACCTGTTTATATAACATTTAATGTTGGGTTTCAGTCATTTAACTTACTAAGAGATTTCTCTAGAACATGGAAAGCTAATCCAGATTTAACTCTTGCTAAAACACTTAAGAAATATGTTAGTGCACTTCCAGAGGCTAAAAAAAGAGCACTTGGAAAATATAGCGAACTTATATCTGAAATGGAAAATAATAAGGCAATTGGATTAACATATAACGATATAATATCCGGATCAGACGGAGACGAACTTAATCAAGTAGAGCAAATGTTAAATAGATATGGACTTATTGACAAAAAGAAATTAGTTAATAAATTCATAAAACCTCTAGCATATTTATTGCATCAGATAAAAGTTGTTGGAGATGTAATAGAAACATTGCCTAAAGTTGCTACATATACTCATTTAAAAGAACAGGGAATGAATATAAAAGAAATTTCTCACATAGTTAGAAGTAGGGTTGGAACTCCAGACTTTACAAGAAAAGGAAATTTATTTGATATGTATAACAACGTATTTTTATTCTCTAATATATTTAAAGAGGGATATAGAGCCGACATAGAAACAGCTTTTGTTGATCCTAGAACTAGAAGTGGGTATTGGTGGAAGACAGTTAAGAAAGATATTGTTCCAAAACTTATAATGGCTTTAATGGCCGCAGGATTATTTGGAAAGGAAATTAAAGAACTTATAGACAACATATCTGAGTATGATAAAACTAACTACACAACATTACCACTAGGAAAATATAATGGAAAAACTGTATACATGAGAATACCATCAGATGAAACAGGAAGATTATTATCTGGTATATTTTGGAAAATAGCATCCGGAATGATGACAAAAGAAAAACAGAGGTTTACAGAAACACTATCTGATGTATTTAGCTTTGCCGGAGGACAGATTCCGTCATTTTCTCCATCAATAGGAATGATAGTCCAGTGGAATAATTTTCTAAATGGAAGACCTCCTAGAGATACATTTAGGGGATATGATATTGTGTCTGATACAGAGATGAAAGCCGGAGGATGGTATAAAACAGAGCCAATGTTAAAGTGGACTTTTAATCAACTAGGATTATCTAGAATTGATGTTAGAGACAAAATAAAAGACCTTAATAGGTTTGAGAAATCAATAAGCATGACTCCAATATTAGGAAGATTCTTCAAAATATCTAATAGAGGATTATCAGAATCTTTATCAGAAAAAACATCAGAACAGGAAAAAGAAGAGGCTAGAATATCATTGAAGAAAAAGAATGCCTTAATAAAATATACTAATAAATTTGTTGATGATAAAGATGCAGACATAGAAGAGATATTTAAAGAACTTGCTATTGATGTATATGGAGATCAGGAAAATGTTAAAGATGAAAAAATATTAGACCTAGAAAAAGACTTTGTTAAGTCAGTATTAAAAACTAAAAATGATCCATATATAAATTCTCTTATTTATGCAACAACTAATAAACAAAAAGGAGAAATTATATTAGATATGAAAAATAATCTTCCAGAAGAAGAATTTAAAAATTATATAATAATGCTACTTTCAACTAAGATTATTGGGGAGACGGCTATTGAAGAGGCAATAAAAAAGGACACAAAATAAAATGGAATATTTAGCATGTATCGGAGTAATACTCATAATGTATCTTATAGGAGCTCTTTTATATCATGTAGATACTAAAAGAAATCCATTCAAAAATACATTTAAGTATTTAAGGGAATCTGATAATTATATACCAATATTACTAGTATTATTCATTATAATGTGTGTATTATATTCATAACTATATCTAGGTTTTAAATAAATTATGTTGGCCAAAATAAAATAAGTCTATAAAACAAAAACAAAATTAAAAGGGTAGATTAAAAACAAAAACAAAATTATAGGCCAACATTTATAAAACTTTCTTATAG